CTGAAGTGCCATTAGCTCAATCAAAAACACAAAACCCGAAAACTTGGGAAGCATTGGAATATTATGTTGGTTATTCTCAAATTTCGGAGTTAGAATATAAAAACTCGGGTTCATATATTACAGACTTTTTTATTGATATGAACGTTCAGTTCAGTGAAAAAAATGTAGAAGATTTTGCTCCACTTATCAAAATCTATGCTAGTCAAAAATTAAACGGTTTCAAAATGCCTGAGGCACCGGCACCTATAAATGTTCCACCTATAAATGCGGTTACTAATCCGTCAAATGTACCAACACCAACACAAGTTCCTCCATCACCAACAGGTCAAGGAACCGCAGTTGAATTGTCAACGTTAACAAATAATGACACCATAGTAATTTACCAAAACATACCGTATAAATTTGCAGTTTTACGAAATTCATCAGGAACTGTATTAGTTCAAGGACAAAATGTTCCACAATCAAATACTACAAATCAACAACTAAGAGATCAGATAATACAAAATTATTTTGGGTCATTGTCTATAAATCAAAATGATCCTCAATTTGTTAAAAGCACCGTAAATATTTTACCACCGTCTCAAAACTCACAAGTCACAACCACTACTACAACACAACAACAAGCACCGGTAGGTTACCCAACAAACTTATCTATTCAGACAAGTAGTGGGAATTTGAGTAAGTTTTATAAATTAATGGACAATTATATACAACAAAACAATCTTTATATCGGGAATGTTTTAAATGTTCTATTACCTGCAGTTAGGAAACAATTACCAAATGTATTCGTTGGTGAAGATGGTGGACCAAACAGAGCGCCACTTGAGGCCGGATTCACAGAACAAACAAGACTTGAATTATGGGAAACATTCAAGGCCCTAAATGACACATGGATCGCTGGATTTGATTTTGAAAGTAAAACATTATTTGAAGATGCTCTTTTAGTGGATAGAGCTAGTAGAAACGTTGGAGACAAAATTATAGTAGATATATATGGTATTATAGATATGTTAGAAGATGGGGCATCAGATAAAAATCAAGGAAGCACATCATACAAAAATACTCTTCTTGATATGGTTACAACCATATTAGTTCAAAATAACTTCCAACACTTTATGTTACCGGCTTACGTAAATTTTTATAACGTGCAAGATGCCGCTAAAAACCCAACACCAAGACCTGATGGGACTTTAGAAGTTGGAAACATGATGTTTGGAACTTTCTTGAATGTTGATTACAGACAAAGTTCCCCAAAATTTTTATGTTATTACGTATCAAAACCAAGCGAACATCTGAACATGAACGATAATATAGATTATCGATTTAGAGACGACGCATTTGATTTAAGAAGAGCAAGTGATAATCCATTAATAGAAAATCAAGCAAACAAAACAGATTGGGGAAAATCAAACAAGGTGGTTGGATTTAACGTTGACGTGACAAGACAAAACCAACAAATTTTTAAATCTTTTAACGTATCACAAGATCCTGGTAAACCAACTTCGGAATCTTTAGAAATGTTAAATCAAATGGCAAATATCGACAGAAATAGAAGAAGTACCACACAATCAGTTTCATTATATAATCTTTATAAAAACAGAAGTTATGGATGTGAAGTTGAAATGATGGGATGTGCGTTAATACAACCGATGATGTATTTTAACATAAGAAATATTCCTATGTTTTCGGGTCCATATATGATTACGAGCGTTTCCCACACAATATCGGAAGGCGACTTCCAAACAACTTTTGCTGGTACAAGACAACCATTCTATAGTTTACCATCTGTCGATAATTTCCTACAAACTTTGAATATAGAAATTTTAAGTAAATTACAATCTAAAATTGTGGAAAATGAAGAAAAAACTAAAGCTGATTCTACCAACGTTATATTTCAAGCATCAAATGTTATTTCTAATTTAGGAACTGAAGATACTCTTACCAAAAATCAAGATTGTGCAAATCAATTAAATAGTAGATATAATGGATTTACCGGAATTGAAACTCCACAAGCAACTTCGGTTTCAGCCAAAGATTTTGCAAGTTTAATAAGAGCAGTTTTGATTTCTAAAAACTATGATATAACAGGAGACACAGCAATTAGTATTGCTTCTATGACATTCACTTTCGCATTTGCTGATTCAGGAAATTCAAATGGATCTCAACTAAATGCTTTTGAAAACAATTATAGCACTATTAACTTACAAGAAGTTTATGGTGATTCATTTTTTGAATTTATAAATAGAAAATATTTTTGTGTTTCAAGAGGTAATGACAAAAATATACCGATTGTAAGTTTTAGGACAATAAGAGATTTTGTTGAGTTTGTTGTAAATAGAGTGTCAGGTATCGTCATTCTTTTCACTGAAGACTTTAATACTTTTGCAAACCAAACCCCAAATGATCCAAGAATTGCTAATGTAAATGCACTTGCTAAAAGGTATGTTTTGAGTTTTCCTGTTAACCAAAATGCGAATGTTTATACAAAAATTACCGAAGACCCAAACCAACTCAATAAATTAATACAAGAAATCGGACAAGCTTATAATAAATTCGAGATTTTGTGGAATACATGATATTTATAAATAAATAAAAACTATGAGTACAAAAATTTTATTGGACAATTACCTTGGAAAAAATACAAGAGTATCTGAAAAAGACATGGGTGACGGAACAAAAGAAGTATGCGATCTTGACACAGGAGATTGTTATACTCTTAGAATGAAAGATGGTCTTATCGAACGAGTAGATAACACAAAGAAAACTTTTAAAAAAATTCAAGTAGAAACCGCAACAGGTATAAAAACATTATTAAACGGATAAACATGAGAATAGATGAAAAAATATTAGAAGAAATTGCAAGATATAATTACATAAATAATTATATCAATGAGCAAGAAGCACCCCCACCACCTCCACCGCCAGATCCTGCCGCAGGTGCACCTCCACCGCCAGATCCTGCAGCAGGTGCACCTCCACCGCCAGATCCTGCCGCAGGAGCACCCCCACCACCTCCGGCAGGAGGAGAACCCGCAGGAGGACCTGCGGCGGATCCTGATGTTGAACTTGTTGATCCTGATGAAGAAGAGGGTGAAGAAGGAGGAACCGAAGAATTGGATATCACAGATTTAGTTGATACACAAAAAACTATGGCCGACAAACAAGAAGAATATTTTACAAACTTGTTCGACCAAATCAAACAAATGGAGTCCAAATTAAAAGAGATGGATCAATTGGTCGCTAAAATTGATGGTATTGAATCTAAATTAGAAAAATATAGACCTAAAACACCACAAGAAAAATTAGCCCTTAGAAGTTTAGATTCTGGTCCATACAAACAAAACCTTTCGGATTTTTTTAACGACAAGAAAAACGAAATGGAAATGACAGGAAAAAACGAATATGTTCTAACACAAGATGAGGTAGAAAATTTTAGTCCTTCAGAAATTGAAAATTCGTTTAACGAACCGATGGAAGATGAAGACGATATTCTACTAAACAAATTTAATTCATAGAGTTTAAGGTCGAGAATATCGACCTTAAATTTTTTTAACAACACTATTTGACAAACCACTTTTATACAATTATACTTTTGACATAAATAAACCTTAAATTTTTAATTACAGATGGCGACAAATTCATTAGACGCAGTTTTACAACAGTATGAGAAATCACAAAGTAGTTCTAACACTACATCAAAAATGTCCTCTGAAGACCGAATGAAGAAATACTTTGCGGCTCTTTTAAAAGACAACGAAAAACAAGGACAAAGAAAACTTAGAATCTTACCAACGTCCGACGGATCTTCACCGTTCAAAGAAGTATGGTTCCACGAAGTTCAAGTGGACGGAAAATGGCAGAAATTTTATGACCCAGCAAAAAATGATAATGAGCGTTCACCTTTGAATGAGGTTTATGAAGAACTTATGTCAACAGGTAGAGAGTCTGATAAAGAACTTGCAAAACAATACAAAGCTCGTAAGTTTTACATTGTTAAAGTTATTGATCGTGACAACGAACAAGACGGAGTAAAATTCTGGCGTTTTAAACACAATTACAAACAAGAACGAATCCTTGACAAAATTATTCCAATTTGGAAAGCTAAAGGTGATATTACAGATTCTGACAACGGTAGAGATCTTATTTTGGAACTTACCAAAGCAAAAACTCCAAAAGGTGCACAATACACAGTAATTCAAACTGTTATGTATGACGATCCTTCCTCAATTTCAAGTGACAAGACCCAAGGTAAAGAATGGGTTGAGGACGGAATGACATGGGAAGATGTATATTCAAAAAAACCTGTAGAATATCTTGAAGCGATTGCGAGAGGAGAAACTCCACGTTGGGACTCAGAAAAAGGTGGTTATGTTTATTCGAATGATGAAACTGCTGAAGTTTCTTTAGGAGGAAAATCAACTTCTAAATCAATCAACGAAGTAAATGATCCTCAGTCAAACGACGAAATCGACGAACAATTACCGTTTTAATCACACAAAAAATTGGGCACTTTTTATATACAAAGTGCCCTTTTTCTTTTATCTTTTAAATAAAAAAAATATGAACAGGTTTATCGCAGAAAAACTAAAAGAAGCCCTTGTAAAAAAATACGAGGCAGAAATCTCAGATGCTGAGGCACGACTTTATGTTTATTTCACAAGCTCAGTTGGTATTGGAGAACACCCCCAACACACAGAAGAAATGGACAACTTAGTAGAACAACTTACAAATGCAAAAGATAAGTTAGATACAATTAAGAATTTTCAAATTATTGAACTATAATGGCTCTAAAGAAAAACGATTTTAGCTCCATCAAGAAGAAATTTTCTTCGGATGCAAAATACAAACCACAAAGATTTTTTGATCTTGGATCTGACTTTTTAGACGCAGTTGGCTTACCCGGTCCCGCAATTGGACACCTTAACATGTATTTGGGTCACTCAGATACAGGAAAAACTACCGCTCTTGTAAAAACCGCTGTAGACGCCCAAAAGAAAGGAATACTTCCTGTGTTTATTATTACAGAACAGAAATGGTCTTTCGAACACGCTAAACTTATGGGATTCGAATGTGAAGAAGTGGTTGATACTGAAACAGGTGAATTAACTTGGGATGGTTTTTTCCTTTTCAATAATAACTTTGAATACATTGAGCAAATCACGGATTACATAAATGAACTATTAGACGCACAAGAAAAAAGTGAGTTAGATTATTCACTTTGTATAATGTGGGATTCAGTTGGATCAATTCCATGTAAAATGACTTATGAAGGAAAGGGCGGAAAGCAGCATAACGCCGCGGCATTAGCGGACAAAATTGGTATGGGTATTAACCAAAGAATTTCAGGATCTCGTAAAGCGGATTCTAAATATGAGAATAGTTTAATTATAATTGCACAACCTTGGGTCCAACTTCCAGACAACCCATTTGGACAACCAAAAATTAAAAGCAAGGGTGGTGAGGCGATATGGTTAAACTCGTCTTTAGTTTTTTTATTTGGGAATCAAAAAGATTCTGGAACTACAAAAATTACTGCAACAAAGGATAAATGATCAATCAAATTTGCAATAAGAAGTAAAGTATCGGTATTAAAAAACCACATATCAGGTT